CCCCTAGCAAAGGCAGCTCTGTTAGGGGGTGCGGGGCGCATCAGTATTCCTCTTCACATATAGCAATAATAATAATACATATTAACGAGACAGGGAGGGCTATCTGTACAGCGTCAATGCCTTCAAATAAAAAGTCTACGTATAATATACTTAGGGTAGCTACGATAAAGGAAGCTAATACTTTTTTAATGAATAGGCTCATCTATACCGTACTCCGTGTACCAGTAATGTTTAGGGTTCTTTGCCTTGGTAGTAGTAGCGGGAAGGAACTTGGCTTCAGGCCAGCAATCCTTCATGTACGGACAGAAGGTACAAGTCATAGGGACTTTCTTGCTTCCCGTAGGCTTCTTACCTCTAGTCGTCTCTACTTCTGCTTCAAAGCACTTCTTAAACGGTGCGTCACTAAATACTAAGTCTACGGTCTCAGCCATCTCCCGCCGTTGTTTGGCAAGGTCATGCTCATCTAGCTCAGCGCCAACTATAGCAACTTCACCAGTGGACTTGTTAACTACTACCCATCCACCTGCTTCTTTAGCTTGGGCATCGGAGTACCCCACCATTTGCTTCATGTAACCAAACGGATCGTCTTTCTTCAGGCCTTCTACACCGTTACGCCACTTGTTGTTAAAGGCGTAAGGTGAACAGCTTTTGGTATCAAAGACAGCACCGTCGATGTGTATGTCGTCCTGACCTTTAATTATACGATCGTTAATCTTTAACTTAACATCTACCTTACCGCCGGTAATGTTTAACTTAGCAGCTTTAAGTAGGACTTCCATAATGCACTCAGTAGCGTCGCCTAACATCATTTTAACTATGAAGTTATACTCGTTACGAGAACGGACAGCACCTTCCTTCTCTCTCTGTAGCTGGCAGGTAGCCTTACCTATGTTGGACATTCGTATTCTAAAGTCTTCTTTGGGACGCGGTGCGAGTTGCTTACGGAGGCAGTCTTTAAACATCTCGCCGGACTCTTCTATCCAGTCTGGGTTAATCTCAACAGGCTCCGAATTGGAGAGCCTGTCAAGACATAACTTTAACTGTGCCTCTAAGAGTTCAGCATTAGCCACTTACTAAGTCGCCAGCTAAAGCACTAGAAACGTCACCCGCAATGCTATCAGACTCTGCGTTTTGTCGCATAGCCTCTTCGTAAGAGCGGTTTACACCTTCGTTCTCACCCTTAACATACTCTAACACTACCTTCATGGCATCTACAGTAGGCTGGTCTAAGCCAATAGGAGACATAAAATCTACGTCGAAGTCCATCACAAAGTAAATAACACTACCTTCTTTCTTCTTGGTAGAGGTGATCTCGCACTCGTAGTTGTAGATGTTTTTGTTAGCAGGCAACTTGTCTACCACTTGCTTTCCAAACGGCATGAAGTTGGCCCCTTTAAGGCGGACACAGCAGCCGATAGGGCCTACTGTTACTTCCTTACCTTCCGCAGTCTTTCCTGTATATTCAATGATGCCGTATACCATGCGAAAGCAGGTAATGGACTTATACAAAGGCTTTTCTTCAGGATGTTCTGCAAGGTACTTACTTGAAGGTTTACCGCAGCGTAGTGTACCCTTTTGGTCTCTAGCTTCCTTGTTGAAGTTAGGGATCATCAAGGTTTTATTCACCAGCTTACTTTCTTCTAAGTCAAAGTCTAGCCACTGATAGTACTGGGCTATGGGTTTAAATTTGACTTTATCGGTGTACACAGCTTCTTCTTGGTCGGTAAGAAGGAAAGTACCCTTCTTTAAGGGACGCTCGAAGTCGTCCTCTTCCGAGTAGTTGAGCTTGAGTACAGGGATTCGGTCGCTAGTCTCCGAAATTAATCCTAGAGATTTTGCTAATTCACGTTCTTCTTCGGCACTGATTATTGCTAGTTCAGACATTGTAGTCTCCTAATGTTTTTTGGATTTTGGATTATACTGCACTTAATTAAGATGTGCAATATCTATTTCTTCTTGCTCAAGCCAATCTTTACCGACTTGTATTTCTATGTCCAAAGGCAGACCGAAAGTATAATCGTATCTGGTTTGAATCTCTTCACCTACTTCGTACATAGCCCAGTGTAAGGCCTTGACGACATCATCTTGCTCATCAGGAGCACAATCCACAACTATAGAATCATGTACTGATAAGATTATCCTAGAGACAAGGTTCATCTCTTTGAACTTTCGTAAAGCTCTCACACAGGCCAATGGAACAATGTCTGCTGTAGCAAAAGACTGTACAGGGAAGTTTTTTATCTGGGTAGCATTACTAACGCCCCCATTCTTAAAGCGTTTAATATCTGGAAACTTAAACTGCCGACCCGAAGGTAGGGTTATGAGAGTGTCTTTAAGTACCCCAGAGATTAACTCGTCGTGCCACTTCCTCAAGCCACTGTATATATTAAAGTACTCGTCGAAGTAGGCCTTTATGTGCGGGGCTTCTCCCATACCCATACCACCGTATAGTGGAGCAAAGGTATACGCCTTGGCTGCCTGCCGCATGTCTTTAGTTATCTCAGACTCAGGCACGCGGTTGATGATACTGGCGGTCTGCTTATGCACATCTTTACCTTCGGTTATATCCTTAATAACCTGAGCATCTTGCGACAACTCACCGGCAACTCTAAACTCTAGGCCACTGTAGTCTGCCTCTATGATACTACCACCTTCAAAGCGAGACACTACACAGCTACGTACAGGGAACTTACCCCCTTTAGGTTGGTTCTGGAAGTTAGGGTTAGAGCTGGATAGTCTTCCGGTCTTAGTCCTACACTGGTTAAACTGTGCGTGAAGTAAGCCGTCGCTTCTAGTCCAAGTCTCTATGCCGTTAACAAAACTATCTAGGTATGTAGAGATAGCGTTCAGCCTCATGTAACCTTCTAGGAACTCTACCGCCTTGTCTTTGCCGCTGAGTTTGGCCTCATCCACTAGCCTCTTTATAGTAACCTTGCTAGTAGAGAACCCGTTAACGCATACATCCTTAACGCCTTGAGGAACCATACCGAATCCCGCAGTCTCTTTTGTCTGGACTAGCAAGTAGCCTCTCCCATCACACACCGCACAGGTACTGGCCTTTTTATACGGCTCCCCATTCTTTTTAGTCTTGAGATACTGGCCTCTACCTTTGCAAGTTATACAATGTTCTGCTTTGGTCTTCTTAGCTACCTTAGTAGTACGCCTCACTGCCTTAACAAACGCAGCGTCGGAGAGTCTAGGTCGGAACAAAGGCTTACCTCTAGGGTTGTAGCCTAAATTGAACACTTGCTTGTGCTCTCCTTTGTTTACGAAGTCCCTACTGTATATTACAGTTGACATATCTTGGCCGCTAGCTAAGTTTATAGGCGTATCTCCCATAACCTCTTCGGTCAAAGTAGTTAACTTAGTTTCTATCTCTTCTTTCTCGGCTAGATAGTCTCGTTTTACTTGGTTAAGGCGCTTTAGGTCTATGTGAATCCCGTTCTCTTCCATGTGAACCAAGAAAAGTAGGAACTCATTCATTAAATCTAGCGTAGGCTTCAGTCCTTCGTTCTCAGGCATATCGTAGTCCTTACATTGGTCTACGTATATTTCTGCACAAGAGATAACATCGGCATCTGCGTACTCAATAACTGTAGCTAACGCTATAGCCTCGAACCCTGTACCTGATTTAAACTGAGCGTCTACCAAGTCAGACTTTTTAAGTGATACTCCGCGCCTTTCTGCCGTCTTAGATAGAGACTTGGGTATCATCTGGCCTCGGTCTATGACGTACTCGCCTATCATAGTGCAGTAACACTTCTCAGGCGTCGTGAAGCCACTACCCTGCAATGCTAGGATGTCGAACTTGGCATTGTGAGCCACTAACAACTCCGCACTATCTAGAGCCTCTTGTAGGGCTACAGGACAATCAGGTATGTCTTGGTCATTGTGGTAGAATACAGCTCGCTGGATCTCCCCTACCAACTCCGTACCTTCCAGCATGTGCCAGTGGGCAGAGACTAGCTTGTTCTTTGGGTGGAATGGTGCATTGTCTATCACCCCATTCTCTCTTTGTACAGTTGTCTCACAGTCAATTACTATAGTTCTCATTCGTTTTCTCCGAATGTTCCTGAAAAGTTAATAACAAAACGGGCAGGGCATATACACAGTATGTTGTAGCTGATCCAGCTAACCGAATCCTCTCTAGTCATACCATCCCGCTCCATGAAGAATAGAACCAGCTTGTAGTAGTCGTATACTAACCACATATTCTGGTCAACCCCTATCACACAAGAGTCTAGCCCCACGAGTATTAGCGCTTTAGGGTCTAGGTCGTCCCTCTGAATATCGTGAGCCTTCATTCTACGTACCTCGAACGCTCTGCGTCTATCCTACAAGTTATAGTGCCGTGATACCCGTTAAGTTTATTCTTCCCTACAGTAATGAAGCGTGAGTTGTTGGCTTCGTCATCCCCAGAGTCTCCGGTATTGTCGTCGTCGTACTTACCTATACCTAAAACTAAGTCAGCTTCAGCAAACTTACCTATCTTACTTCCTTCTGCGTCATTAGGGCTAACTCTAGTTCTACCTACTGCGGATGAGTTGGCTTGGGACACTGCGAAGATGGCACAGTTCTGCCTCTTGGCTATCTCTCTTAGCTGTAAGTACAACTCCCTTAGCTTATGGTGGTTAGCCTCAAACGTGCCTCGCACCGAAACCTTGTCGGCTTGGTCTACAAACACTACGTCAGCCTTCGTAGACTTAATGCAGGCCTCTAGTTTAGCTAAGTCCCACCCCATAGCAGACCGGAACTCTACTTTGTCGAACAGACCGTGTGCTCTGTACAACTCCAGTGCCGCTTTCTTATTTTTAGGGTTAGCTAACATCTCGTCCTTAGTGAATCCAGTGTAAGTACTTACGGATCTAGCTTGCTGTCGGCTGTGCGCCTCTTCATTTACTATGTACAGACACTGTGCGCCTTGCCTAGCGAACCCCTCTTGGCCTGCCCCCAAGGACAAGCAAAAGGCCGTCTTACCTACGTTAGGGGTAGCAAGAATAACTGCGAACTCAGTAGCCCCTATCCCGTATACCTTTCGACTTAACGTACCTATATTAAACTTCCATCGACCTTCGTCAGACTGCTCTTTTAGTAGGGCATCTAGATCAAACTCCCCTACTGGAGAGAACTCATCGGGGGCGAAACCCTCTTCTAGACGGGATAGGTACGTGTTAAGGCGGTCAAAGCCGTCGTAGTTACCTTCACTTATCTCTAGACCAAGGTTAGCTATCTTACGACCGGCTTCCCTCTTCCATAAGCCAGACAGGACATCACTGGCAATCTCTGCGGACAGAGGTTCAGACGTAGCAATGTCTTCTATCAAAGACGCTATCATGTCTGTTTCAGCCTTAGTGGCTACTGGGTGGGCTTCTTTATACAGGTGGAGTAGACCAGCGGAGCTTAGGTCTTGTTCGTACTTTTGATGGGATGTGTCTATTAATCCGTACAAGGTGTTTAGATCGCCTTCCCACAACTTAGGGTCTAGGCGGGTCTGGTTGTTACTATAAAAATCATGGGACAAAAGGTTCTTAAATAAACTGAGAGACATTTCTGCGTCCTCGCTAATGGGTTAATTATAATATGCCTACAAAAACAACTTATGTAGCCACGTTTTACTTATACGTACATGGTTTGCCGGAAAGTATACTCATTAATTAGCAATGGTCAAGCCCTTAAAAACTCAGAGACTTCACTGGCATCTAAGTGCTTTAGATCCAAGCCGTTAAGGAACTTTGTACGTACATTGGTGTACCCGTCCAGTTGGCGCGACAGTCTTAACCCTTTCTTACTGGCATC